CCAGTAGTTGCTGGAGTCCTGAAGCCGGAAGACGACGCCCTGCTTGAGGCTGTTGCCGGGGTTGGTCAGGAACGTCGCCGACACCGTGCCGTCTGCGTGGCCGGGGATGGTGGCGATGGACGCCGTGGTGCCGATCGGGTATGCCGATCCTTGCGCGTAGTCGCTGGAGGTCCACTGCCCCAGCGTTTCGGTCCACGTTGCCGCGCCCATGTCGGTGTTGCGGGTGGTCCAGTCCGACCAGCCCTGGGTGAAGGAGTCCAGGATGTTGAAGGCTGGCGCCGCATCGGAGTACAGGGCAGTGATCAGGGCGCCGTGGTTGTCGTAGTACTCCACGAACGGGTACACGGCCACCTGCTGGCCGGAGTAGGCCTGCGTGTAGCCGGACAGGCACATCTGCACGCGCTCGTCGTACCCGACGGGGGCCCAGGAGGAGCTTCCTCCGGACGCGCCGCCACCGTAGAGACCGTCTCCGTATCCACCGCCTCCGTAGACGCTGTCCACCGGCGACGCCGGGGGTTCTCCGAGGCTTGCTACGAGCGCCTGGTAGGCCCGGCCCTGGTAGACCACCAGTTCTCCGGGCTGGTAGAAGGTGCCGTAGTCCCACGCCTGGTACGCGTAGGGCAGCGGGATTCCCCACAGCACGGGCTGCTGCGGGTCCATCGACGACTGTCCGGCGATCCTGGCCACCGAACGCACGGCCATCGTCGCAGTCGTCCCGCCGGAGTTGGTGTTGCGCACCCACAGGGCGTTCCCGGCTTTGTCGTCGGGGTTGGTCGGGTTCTGCACGCCGATGCCGACCAGGACGCCACCGGTGCCCGGGGTGACTCCGGCGGTGAAGGAGATCTCCTCCCACCCCGCGATGTTCCCGTTGGCGTTGACCAAAGTGCTGTCGGTGCCGTAGACCACAGCGGTCCAGTAGGCGTTGCTGCTGGTGGTGCCGGTAGGAGCCTGGCTCGGCCCGTACGCGCCGCTGGATCCCGCCTGGTACAGGTAGGAGCCGAACTCCACGCGCTCCCCGGCGGCGTAGTTCACGTCGCCGTCCCACTGGGGGTAGCTGGGGTGGTCGAAGTCCGCCTGGTCGTCGGAGAGCATCAGGTTGCTGCCGGGCAGCAGCTCGACGTCGTAGCCGGTGGTTTCGGAGATGACGCTGCGGATCTGTTCCAGCGTTCCCCGCTGCCGTCCCAGTGTGGCGGCGTCGCGTACTCGCTGGCGGAACAGGTAGGCCGGAGCCGATGCCTCGTACTGGATCCCGAACTGGGTGGCCAGCTCGGAGATGTTGTCGTAGTGCGTGCGCATCGCGTCGTTGGTGTAGCGGTTCGCATCGTAGTAGCTCTTCACGATGTCGAAGCCGAAGCCGAAGATCGAGAGGAACGACGCCAGGTCGGGGTTGATCGTGTTGGTGTCGTCGGTGAGGTTGTTGCCGGGAGTGACGGTGACCTTGTAGTAGTCCGGGACCAGGGAGTAGAGCAGGTCGCTGTAGCCGTTGTTCTTCGGCATCAGGGTCGAGACGGTTCCCGCGCGGCTCCACTGGCCGGAGGCACTGATGAAGATCGTGTAGTACAGCCAGTGCCCGCCGACCACGCTCTGGTCCACGAACGAGGTGCCGGTGTGCGTCTGGTCGAGCAGGATCTCCCCGTCGTTCTCGTTGACCGACCATCCGTAGCGGTTTCGGATCAGCCGCAGGGTGTCCCAGGATCCTGCCGGGGCCTTCCAGTCCAGCAGCACGGTGGAGTAGTCCACGGGCGTGGCTGTGAAAGGGCTGACGTCGAACTCGGGGTGTACGTCGGCCCCGTAGGTCGACAGCCCGTAGAGGGACGTGCCGTAGGTTGCCATGTCAGATCAGCCCTTACAGCCCGATGATGCGGTTGCCACGGGGCTGCTCCCGGAGCATGGCGGCGCTCAGGTGCAGGTCGGACACCGAGAGGGTCTTGTTCAGCAGCGGGTGGTAGATCCGAAGGTCGATGTTCTTACCGGTGGTTACCCAGCCCTGCCAGCCGATGTGCATGTGGGAGTTGCCGTCCGAGATCGGCGGGAGGTCCTGCGTCATGACGTCCGAGCCGCCGACGTTGATGGACAGCATGCGGTCCGATCCGGTGGCGTTGGCGCCGGTGGCGTTGGTCCACACGCAACGGGCGAAGACCACCCACCAGCCGGAGCGGTTGGTGGTGATGCTGTGTCCGTTGAACAGTCCCTCGGGGTCGTAGAAGTTGCCTGGTGAAGGCCAGGAGATGGTCTTCATCGGGACCCCCGCCGCAGCCTTGTAGCTGTCCGAGGTCTTGGACAGGTAGACCACGGGCATCCCGTCGCCGCGCTGCACGGAGTCCAGCCGGTCGGCCACCGACGCCCACGTGTTGACCTTCATGGTCAGGCCGGTGTCCTGGTGGGGGTTGAGCCCCAGCGTCTGCTGTACGGCCCGGACCTCGTCCTGGAGGTTGTTGACATGCGACGCGTCGATGTCCTCCACGAGGTTCTTGTGGACAGTGAAGGACTTGTACTGCTTGGGGTAGACGGCGGCCATCAGCCGATCCCTCCGGTCATGGTGATGTTGGTGATGTCTCCGACCTTCGGGATCTCCCAGGCGCGGAAAACGACGTCAGCGGTGCCTGTCTGCGCGGCGTCCGCTCGGGCGACCATGGGGATGTCCACGTAGCGCACGCCGTCCACGGCGAGCAGGGTCTTGTAGAAGTCGGACAAGGTCAGACGCATGCCGAAGTCGACGCTGGAGAAGCCGAGCATGTTCTTCAGCGACTGCTGGACGTCGTAGAGCACGGACGCACGCGAGTACCTGGGCCAGCATTCGATGGTGACCGGGGTACCGCTCTTGCCAACGTTCACGGCGACCACCGAAGGACCTGCGACGGTGACGGTCACGCCTGCCAGAGCCTTGGCCTGGAGAGTGCTCAGCACGGTGTTCAGCACGTTGGTGCTGGGCTGTCCTCCGTCGGCTCCGATGACGTACACGGTGACGGAGGTGTAGGTGGCGGCGACCGCGTTGGCCCGAACGATGCCGGGGACGGTCAGTGCCAGGTCGGAGAAGTCGTTGAGGGTGACGCACCGGTCCTGGGTGCGGAAGATGCGCGGCGCGTTCGAACGGATCTGGTCGTTGGTCTCGGGATCCGCACCGCCCGTCATGGCGGAGGAGATCGCGCTGCCGTCGGTGTCCTGGGCCACGGTCACGCCGGGCAGGTTCGCGCTGGCGATGGCGTTGACGACACCGGCGTTGACGTTGCCGACGGTACCGCCGCCGACCCGGTAGGTCGCGTAGACGGTCAGTTGGTTGGTGGGGATGGCCCCGTTGACGTTGTCGCCGAAACGGATCCAGGTCGCACCGGAGTCGTCGAGGTAGGTGGTGAAGACCTTGTCCTCGGGCTCGGCGTCCACCAGGTAGGTGATGTACGTCCACTCGGTGAGGGAATCGACGTCGTCCACGAAGACCTGCACGGTCCCGCTGATGACGGGCACGTCGGGCAGCCGGAACTCCTGCACCGGCAGACCGGTCGAGGTTCCGACGTTGACCTGGGTGCGCGTGACGCCCTGGGTGATCGACACCGTGGCGGTGCCCCCGTTGAGCGGGACGGTCACGTCGGTGTCGGTCTCGTAGGTGACCGGGCTGTCGATGCTGTCGAGGTACTCGGTGACCACCTGCGTGCCTGCGGGCACCACGACGGCGGGGCCGGGGTTGGACGTCTGGAAGGTCACCGTGCCGGTAGCGGGCACCCCGTTGCTGGGCCGGTAGCCGAGAAGGTCGGCGATCTGCAGCAAAGACAGGCGCTGCGTGGCGGTCGGCAGGAACGACTCCTGCTGGAGGCGGTCGCCGTAGTAGGACAGGTTGTCGCCGAGGTAGGAGAACAACTCCACCATGAGCACGCCGAAGTCACCCTCGGAGGAGGGGACCCACTGGGGGTAGGCGCGCGAGGCGAAGTCCAGCAGCGAGGCTTTGAAGCCTTCGTAGTCCCTGCTGGTGTAGTCGATGGCCGGTGGGGTGGGGGTACTCATCCGCTGATGACCTCACTTACGGTGCCGCCGACGCTGACCACGGCGGTGTTGGTCTTGAGCGCCAGGCTGGACGGGGACACGCCCGCCTCACGGCGCACGTAGTCGACCTCGATGCGCGCGAGGGACATCTGCGAGGCGTCCGGAATGGGTGTGGCCTTCTGCAGGACGACACCGGGCTCGTACGTGGTGAACGCGGCTGTCACGGCGCGGCTGATCTCCTGAGCGACGAAGGACGCGTCAGGGTCGAAGAGCAGATCCGCCACGGGGACTCCGTAGTCCGGCAGCATGACCCTCTCCCCCGGCTGCGTGCCGACGAGAGCGTTCACATGCTGCGCGATCTGCCTGTCCGGATTCGACTCGACGGAAATCGTCCCGTCGGACGCTAGACGAAAGGGAATGGCTATCTCGGTAGGCATGCTTGCATTCTCCCAGGCGGGTTCTGCCTGCTGTTAACACCTACCGAGACAGCCGTGGCGCATCAGATGATGTTACCGATGGGCACCTTTGCGTTGATCAGGTACTCGGTTCCGGCCGCAACACTCAGTCCGGTTGCGGTGATGATGTTCAGGTTTCCTGCGGCGGAGATCTGGGCGAACGCCATGGTGATGGCGCCTGCGGAGGTCCTCTGCTGAACGAGTACGGGCTGCTGGGTGGCCGGATGCCAATTCGTTTCGGCGATGTTGAACACCGTGAGGCCCGGGGCGGTAGATCCTGCCTTGAAGG